CTTATATAAACAAAGGGATATAATGACAAAAAATTTACTACATACAATAATGATTAAAGAAGTTGAAACACCAGAACAGATAAATGCAAAAGAGTTAGTTAAGGTTATTGAGCAGGGATATCTTGTGGGCAGAGATCCTGAGCATAAACAAAAAAAGACTTTTGGTCCATCTACAATTGCATACGGTCACGGTGAATGTCCAAGATATTGGTATCTTGCTTTTGAGGGTGCCGTTTTTGAAGATAATTCAGATGCATATGCAGTAGCAAACATGACTAATGGTACTCTTTCTCACGGTAGAATTGAGGCAGCCTTTAAAAACTCTGGTATTTCAATTAACTCTGAATTTAAGTTGTTCCATGATGATCCACCAATTTTTGGATATGTGGATAACTTTATTCAATGGAAGGGTGATGAGATTGTTGTTGAAGTTAAGACAACAAACAATGAGGTATTTGAATACCGCAAGCGCACAAACAAACCAAAAATGGGCCATGTAGTACAGTTGCTCATTTACATGAAGGTACTTAAAAAATCTAAGGGTATTTTAGTTTATGAAAATAAAAACAACCATGAACTACTTGTAATACCAGTAGAAGTAAACGATCACTACAGAGCCTGGATTGACATGGCATTTCAATGGATGCGTGATGTTCGTAAGGCTTGGGAAGATAAAACACTTCCAACAAAAAACTATAGATCTAATTCAAAAATCTGCAAGAACTGTCCTATTAAAAAGGCTTGCGGAGAAGCAGGGGTGGGCGTAGTAAAGATAGCATCCCTGGAGGAACTGAGTGAAGTTATGTAACGTATGTGATATATCTTTTAAACCAACAGTAAGTTATCAAATTTATTGTAGTAAGGTTTGTAGAGATATTGCAACTAGAGAAAAGATTGTAGAAAGATACAACGTCATAAAAAGACAAAAGCGAAAAGGTAAAACACGTTTATGTTTGGGCGGTTGTGCACAAGAACTTTCTATATACAATGACTCTGGATTTTGCTCAAACTGTAATGTTAGTGAAAAAGCAGTTGCAAAAATGTTAAAAGAATTGAAAGGCTATATTGAGTATGAGCAAGACTAAATGGGGAGCAGAGGTACAGCCAAAAACTATTTGTGCTATTGACGCTAGTACCAATAGTCTTGCTTTTGCTTTGTTTGATACCCAACAAAAAACGTTGGAAAGTATTGGTAAGATTTATTTTGAAGGAAGTAACATCTATGAAAAAGTTATGGATGCTGGCAAAAAAGTAAAAGCCTTTTTTGATATTTATGGTGGCTTTGAAGCAATAGTTATTGAGCATACAGTGTTTATGAATAGCCCCAAGACTGCTGCTGACCTTGCATTAGTTCAAGGTGCAATTCTTGGATCAGCAGGACAATCTGGAACTAAAACAATTGGTAGAGTTTCTCCAATTACTTGGCAAATTTTTATGGGTAATGGGAAAATATCTAAAGAAGAACAGTTACTAATACGATCTCAAAATCCTGGAAAGTCTGATTCATACTACAAGGCTCACGAAAGAATGCTTCGTAAAGAAAGAACAATTAATTTTATTAATATTAATTATGATAGAACAATTACAGATAACGATGTTGCTGATGCCTGTGGTATAGGTCATTGGGCAATAAAAAACTGGGAGAAAGCGATAGGAGATAACAAATAATGCCAGAGTTAAATGCAAACATACCTCCGATAAACTGTTATGTAAGAGGAAACTATTTAAGAAATCATCAAGATAGCCACGATAAATATTTTGAATGCGTGGTCTTTGGTGTTTCAAGTTTAAAATCTAGAAGTCCTCTATTTCATATTTTAATGCCAGACGGAGGGCTTTGGTGGAGACTTCCAATTTCTGCTTTCTGCACAGAGCCAGGAGTTCCTGAAGTTGACCTACATAATCTAGTTCTTTGGAATTCTTTTAGTCATCATGTTGCTGTAACAAGATTTGAAAATCTAACAAACCTTAGAATGTCGTATATTGATAGAACAAAGACAATGCATAAGGGGACGTACCTATTTACACTAGACTGGCATAACCCAGATAGCAATGTCTTAGATGATGGATATTCTGAAAGTCCTGCAGACCACAAGTGTGGACATGTTATTCAAAGAGATGATGGAAATTTTGCAATTCAGCCTAATAATAGAGTCAGGGTATATGAGCCTTCGTTTACCCTGGAAAAAGAATATTTAATTGACAGAATAATTAATGAGAGAAAGTATGACGTAGAAAATCAAGACAAATGGATAATGGAAAACTCTGATAGATTTAACTATGATATTGACTTAAAAGAGGTTGACAAATAACATTATGCCTGCTAAACTGTATACATCAGAAGTCTATATGCGTAAGCGTTACCTTATGGATAAAAAGACTCCAGAAGAGATTGCAAAGGAGTGCGGAGCCAGTGTTGAGACCATTTACGTATACCTTGCTAAATTTGGATTAAGGAAATCTAAAAGATGAATAAAATAAAAAAAATTATTTTTATATTGTCATTGGCTGCAGCAGCAGGCATTACCTATACTATTGTTGCATTAAAAAATATTCCAGAATCATTTGACTGGAACTTAGAAGAGGATGAAGATGAAGATTATTAAACATTTTATAAATGTTACAAGAGCACTTACATTAAGTTTATTTTGTAAGCACATAGAGTCATCTGTGTCTTCATGTCCGTTTACTGGAAGAACATACACAGACTGCTCAAAATGTTTTAAAAGGTTAAACGTTGAGGTAACTGTGTGAGCGCCAATCTGCATATTACCGTTGACCAAGTAAATCATCCCGCACATTACACAACAGATCCTTCTGGAATTGAGTGCATTCAGATTACTAGACATCGTAATTTTAATATTGGGAATGCCTTTAAGTACTTGTGGAGAGCAGGGATTAAAGATGAAGCAAAAACTATTCAAGATTTAGAAAAAGCAATTTTTTATATCAAGGATGAAATAAATAGACTAGAGGGAAAGTATGTCAACTGAGACAGAACTCATTCAACATCTTGATGAAGTCAATCAAGTAGTTACAGAATATCTTAAGGGTAATGACCCTACAGTTATTTCTAAAGAACTAGATATTCCACGAACTCGTGTTGTGTCTTTAATTAATGAGTGGAAGGTTATGGCATCTGCAAATGATGCCATTCGTGCCCGAGCAAAAGAGGCTTTAGTCGGTGCTGACACACACTATACAAAGTTAATTACAAAAGCATATGAAGTAATTGATGAAGCAAGTCTTTCAACAAACCTTAGTGCTAAAACTGCTGGTATTAAATTAGTATTAGATATTGAGTCAAGAAGAATTGATATGCTTCAAAAAGCAGGGCTTCTTGAGAACAAAGAACTTGCAGAAGAAATGATTGAAATTGAAAGACGACAAGAAGTTCTTGTTGGAATTTTAAGAGACATTGCTTCAGAGCATCCAGAGGTACGTGACATTATAATGAAAAGGCTTTCTGTTATTGCAAAAGAAGGAGAAGTGATTACTGTTGTCCACGATGTTCAATGATTTTCTTGAAGTATTAAAAGAGAATCACTTTGTTGAAACCCCAGTTGACGTAAAGACATTTGTCCAGTCACCTGACTATCTTGGTCAACCACTTTTATCTGATATTCAATATGAAATTGTTGAAGCAATGAGTCAAATCTATCGTAAAGAAGACGTGATAGATATTATGGGAGATGTTGAAGGAACTAAACACTTTAATAAATACACCAAAAATGAATTAATTTTGCAACTTGGCAAGGGATCTGGAAAAGACTTTATCTCAACAGTAGCCTGTGCATATGTAGTATATAAACTATTATGCCTTAAAGACCCTGCACTTTATTACGGTAAGCCTGCAGGAGATGCTATTGATATCATTAACGTTGCTGTTAACGCACAACAGGCAAAGAACGTTTTCTTTAAAGGTTTTAAAACAAAGATTGAAAAGTCACCATGGTTTGCTGGAAAGTACAATGCAAAGGCTGACTCCATTGAGTTTGACAAAGCCATTACTGTTTACTCTGGACACTCAGAAAGAGAATCTCATGAAGGTTTAAACCTACTTATGGCAGTTCTTGATGAGATTTCTGGTTTTGTAAGTGAAGTAATATCTGGCAATGAGCAGGGAAAAACTGCTGATAATATCTATAAAGCCTTCCGTGGTTCAGTAGATTCTCGTTTTCCAGACCTTGGAAAAGTTGTTTTGCTTTCATTCCCACGCTATCAAGGTGACTTTATTTCTCAACGATATGAGTCAGTAATTGCAGAAAAAGAAACCATTGAAAGAACGCACACCTTTATTATGAATGAAGATTTACCTCATGAAGATCCAGGAAATCAATTTCAAATATCGTGGGATGAAGATACCATCCTTCAATACAAAATTCCAAGGGTATACGCATTTAAAAGACCTACATGGGAAGTAAACCCAACCCGTAAAATAGAAGACTTTAAACTAGCATTCTATACTGACCTTGGTGATGCTATGATGCGTTTTGCTTGTATGCCAACTTATTCATCTGATGCATTCTTTAAACAAATTGACAAGGTTGAGAAGTGTATGAACAGTAGAAATCCACTAGATTCATTTAGAAGGTTTGATGAAACGTTTGTACCAGACCCAGATAAAACTTATTATATTCATGCTGACCTTGCACAAAAGCACGATAAATGTGCGGTAGCAATTGCTCACGTAGATAAGTGGGTAAATATTCAGGTAATTAAAGATTACGAACAGGTAGCACCAATAGTAGTAGTAGATGCAGTTGCATGGTGGGAACCAAGAGCAGAGGGCCCAGTTAATTTATCTGAAGTAAAGCAATGGATTATAAATTTACGTAGACAAGGTTTTAATATTGGTATGGTTTCATTTGACCGTTGGCAGTCATTTGATATTCAAAATGAGTTGCAGGCTGTT